GAACTGCCTGTCGGCTATTTCTCGGTCGCGTTTGCGGTCGCCCGTCCAGCCGGCCGAAGGCCAGATCAGCTTCGCGTTGTTCGTATGGAGGTCCCCCGACTCGCAGTTGTCGAGGAACGACCAGTCGTTGAAGAGACAGCCAATAAAAAAGCCCACGTCTCGGGCCTCGACCTGTTCCAGGTCTATGACTCCAAGTTTCCATTCGTCATCTGCCACAAATACGTATCGGAGGCCAGGCGCGATATTCTGAGCATTACCACCGGTTCCGTAGGCATTTTCAGAAGAAGAGGGGCGCCCGGTTTCAGTTCCAGCAATGTTGTAGCTGGTACGAAAACGCCCGTCCCCATCAATCTCAGTCTCAAAGACTTCAAGTTGTTTAGCAAGGTCTCGGATTGCAAGAATGGTGCTGACGAATGGTCTGGCATAGATGTATTGCTCCAGTTTCTCCAGCGCTTCTCTATTCGTACTCAGCTTCCTCTCCCCCTTCTGGCTCAGCCAGACCTCGGGGAGCTTCATCGCGCGGTAGAAGAACTCGCGGAGCTGCTGGGGCGACCGAGGGTTAAGAGGTTTGTCCCAGACCGCAACGGCGAACTCGTCCAGCAACTCACGCAGGGCGAAGATGCGGCCACGAAGCTCCTCCGCGGCCTTGCGACGCGAGAGTTCGTCCACCCGAAATCCCCGCTGCATGATCTCCAAGTAGGGTGCCTGGAGCGCGCGCTCGAAGTCGTAGATCGCCGGGGGCGTGCCATACGTCTGGAGAAGCTCCTCGAATATCTCAACTGTCAGGCAACAGTCCAGTCCGCAGTAGGTCTGGAGGTTCTCGCTCGCGGACTGGGTCCCCGGACGCAAGTCCTCTGTCCTAACGACTGTCATGCGAGCAGGTACCCATCTGGGGTAGGGAGGAGATCAAGCACCGGCTTGCGGATTTGGGCCGCGAACTCTCTCTCCTCCGTCACCCCTTTGGACTGCTCCCAGCCCTCGATCCGAAGCACAATCACCCCATCGGCTTTGCCGATCATCAGGTGGTTGTAGTCCTGCCAGAACCCCGCGTCGGTGGGCATTTTGTGACGGACTGCCATCGCGTGACAGTGGACTATTGGCGAGTAGCTCCGCATGCGACGGATGAGAAGCCAGGCCAAGGCCGTCTCGACCTGCTCGTAGCGAGCATGACGAATCGCCTCGTCCGGGTGGGAATATGGCGAAGCCAGATACCAGTAGGAGTTCTGCTGCGGACCAATCATCGAGAGTCTCCCGAGCCACCCAACGCTTCGCGCTGCTTTCTCGATTCGAGCTTCTCAATATTCATCTCAATCACCTCCGAGAGACTTGACTGAAGTTCTGCTGCGAGTCTCGCCACGTACCACTGCACATCACCAAGCTCAGACAGGATTGCCTGCCTCGCTGGTTCGTCAATGATCCCGTTGAGGTCTCGGACGGCCTTGCCGATTTTCTCCGCGACCTCTCCGGCTTCGCCAGGAAGTTTCAGGGCACAGTAAATGAGTCCAACTGTGAGGGTGCCGAACAGTGAAACGTCTTGGGGATAGATCGCGGTGGTGCGGGTCCAGTCTTGATATTTGTCAAACTCGTTCATTTGGACTTCTCCTCGATTTGTGTCTCGGCCTCGGATTTGCCCCATCTGGGGTCCGCGCGGAGCATCTTGTCTAGCGTGTCGACCGCGTGGAGGGTGTCGGTCGTCATGAGCCCTCCCTTGTTCATGTCGATGTTGAAGAACCGGACCACTCGGCGAGCGGCGGTGAAGAGGGTCTCGGCGGACATTACTCGTCCCTCTTGATTGTATCGGTCTTGGCAAGTCTCATGAGCTTCCACGCGGGCTCGTCCGTGTACACGCTCCCGAGAAACCCAAGTCCCTTCTTCATCTCGGGGAACAGGGAGTGATGCAGCAGCATGGTGTCGTGGTGGCACGCCGCGACTCGGAGCCCGGCTCGGAGGAGATACTGGAGGTCATACATGCCATTCTGAAAGAGCTTTGGAATCGGGGATGCGAGCAGGGCCTCGCACAAGTCCCACGCTCGGCGTTCGTCGGCCTTCGGCCAGTAGGAGTAACCCGACCTCGCTCGATCTACGAACGGCACCACAAGGGCCTCGCCTCGCGACCACGCAAACCCAATGCACTTAATCTGTCCCCCTTCCGTCTCAATGTCAACGGCCAGCAAAGCGGGCGGGCTCGTCAGAAGGGACTGAACTTGCGCCTCGATCTCGGTCAGTGATGGGTTGACTGTGACCCGTCTCGCGGGCCGCCGGACTTCTGCGAACTGCCCTTCTCGAAGCGCCTTGATGAGATCCGCGACGACGATGGTCCGCCAAGACCACTGGCGCATCACTCCCGCTGGGTGATATGTTGGCAGGGCTTTGAGGCCGCTTGCGGACTGAGTGATCGCCCCGCGAATCGAACTGATGTTGGTTTTGCGAAGCACAGCCCAACAGGCGGTATTCCCAAGCAGCACGACAAGGTTCGGCTTGATCTGCGCGATCTCCTCCTCAAGTCGTGAGACCTCGGGGAGGAACTCTGGCCGGAGGTACTTGCCCTGAGCCCAAAATGGCATCGGGTAGTCCGATGGCATCTCGGTCTTCGGGGCGCAGAGCGCCTCGATCTTATTCCCGGGTGGGCGGAGGTTCAGCACGTTGGTCATGGCGATGCCAGAGGCCTGAAGCCATGCTTCGCGGGGACGGACCCAGGCGAGGCCGTACTTGAACTGACTGGTGGCCTCGGCATGAAGCTCCGGGGCGACTTGGGACATGGCTTCGCCAAGCATCAGGAAGAGCTCCTTCCCGCTCTCGCCTACAAATGGCTTCCGTAGCTCGGACTCGGACTGGCCCCAGGCCTCGCCGACGAGCAGAATCCTCGCATCGCGTGGGCCGGAGAAGGCCGAGAACGGGGTGGACGGGACGTGAGTCATGGTCTCGGTCTCGGTCGGTGTCTGGTGACTTGCCCCGTCCACTCGGGGTACTGTTTTCGAATTAGATCCTCGATCAACCCGAGGGCCCTCACGCCATAGGTCTGCCACACTAGAAGGAACTCCCTCGCGTCGAGGGCCTGCGGGGCGGCGTCATACAACGCTCGGAGCTCCGCTGGCAGGGCGTCATACGAGGTCATCTGGTCCGCAAGCGAGACCGTCCTCGCGCCATCACCAGCATTGCTCGGATTGGTCATGGCGCGTAGCGCCCTCAGAAAAACTTCACGAGTCGAAGTCCGTTGATCCGAGCCGGCATCCCTGGAATCGGTGGGCCGATTGAGTCCCACTGGACTACGAAGCCCGCCTTGTTGGCCTCGTTGAAGATCGCAAGTGCGGGCACCAGCGCGGCTTCCAGCCGATGCTTGAGGTCCTCGGCGAGTTCGGCCTCGGACTTGGACGGGACGAACGGGGAGATGTTATCGGTCATTCTCAATCTCCTAAATGTTTGCCTGTGCAGTTCCAGTACAAAAGCTCTTGTAGATTCGTCTTTGGCTGTCACTTGAGTGCCTCACTTGCACTCCGAAGTTTCCGCGAGTTATTAAGTGCCGTGTTCGCGAGAGCTGCCGTCTCCGGGTTAATCTCAAGTCCGAAGACCTTGGTCGCGCCGAGCGAATCGGCGGCCCGGAGGGCCGCGCCCGAGCCGGCGGTGGGATCGAAACAGGTCGTGTTCACGTCCACAAGCATCCCCATGAAGTGCCTCAGCATCGGCTCGGGCTTTGTACTCGGGTGGAGGGTCTTGTCGGTGGGACTGGAATAAGCGTCGGCCTTGGGGGCCACTAGATGCCGGTCGCCGCGACTTGCCAGGAGGCAGGTCTCATACACATGTCGGGGCTTGCGCCTCACATCCTCGACAAGTCCGGCATTGTCGGACTTGACCCAGATCAGGGGATGGATTTGGAGCTCGAGGCTCGGAGCGAGCCGTGCGAAGCACTCGCGCGTAGCGTCGCCGTGCTTCTCGGAGTACCAGAACATCAGATGGCCGGAGAGGGACATGAACCGATCCAGGTTTGTGCAGAAGCACTCAAGGAGTTCGAAGAAGGTCGAGGACTGGTCATCATAAGTCTCGACTTTCTTCATCTGCCGAGTGTCCTTTGCGCCGAACAGATCGACGCCGTAGGGAAAGTCACAGTGAACAAGGTTGAACTTCTGTCCAGAGTACTGTGGTGCCCATTCCAGAAACGACTTGACCTGGATCAAATCCGGGGCGCGAGCTGCTGCGATCACTCGGCCATCGTCCGAGATATGGCCAGCGTTAGCCGACTGGGCTTCGCCTTGCGGTTCGTCGAGCGGTTCATCATCCGGCGAAGCCTGTGAAACCACACTGGTGCCCACTCCGATGAGCTCCTCGAGGGCATTCCCCATCGCGCGCTGATCACGGCGGGTCAGAATATTGTAGGCTTCTCGCACCGTCGAAGCGGTTTGGATTCGTCCCTCGGTGAGTTGCCCGTGAACCTTGAGCCACAGAGACACTGTCCCGACGCTCAGGCCGAGACTGTCGGCGGTCTCGCCCTGGGTCCAGTCGGGATCGAGGTCGGTGTAGAGAAGGTGAATCTCGGCAAGCCCCGCTACGGCGTCCTGCCATGGGAGGTCCTTGCGCTTTACATTTTCCTCGAGTTCAATAATGCGTAGCTCGACCCGGGAGAGATCACAAGAGAACCTCACCGGGATGTCTGGCAACCCGGCCTGACGGGAGGCCTCGCAGCGACGCTCCCCGGCGATGAGCCTATAGGGTGGTGCGTCCTCGGCTCGGCCCTCGACCACAATGGGCTGGATCACGCCCCGGGCACGGACGCTCGGTACGAGGTCCGAGACATCGATCTCTCGGCGTTGACGCGAGTCTCGATCGATGAGGATATCGGTGAGCGGGACGCGGCGGAATTGGTCCAGTACGGGCATGCGAAGCGCCTCTTTGGTTAGTGTCTGGTGGTGGCCGGACGCAAGTGCGTACGCAGTTACTTGCTGTCACACTTGCGTCCGGTGTTTACCGAGGCGGCTCCAGGGGAGGGGCCATTGGCCGTCTCGGCTATTCGCGAAGCGCGGCGTTAGCCGCCGTGCTCCCCTACAAGTTTCCCGACTTGGTTGCCGATCTCCGAGTTGGTCTGGTTCATGTACTGCTGAACCTCGACCGTGACCTGAGCCCCGACGGCTTCCGGCACACCCGTTTCGAACGACTGCTCGGCTACGCCGCAGGACTTGAGGAACTCCGCGAGTCTCCAGTCCGCATCGGGGGTGAGGTAAAAGTCCCTCCGGAGCTGTTTCTTCGCCAGATCAACGCCCTGGCGTTCGTCTTCAGCCACTGAGTCGGGCCAACCCGTGAGCCCGATGTGGAACCGTACGTAGGGGGTCTTCTGGCGATTGTTGTCTCCCAGTTCGTAAGACTTGATAACTCCCTGGTAGTCGCCCACCGAGAGGGCCGGAGGACGCTTCGCGTCGGCCATCGGTTTGCGGAGCAATGAGGAAAAATCAGGCATTTTGCGTTGTCCTTGTTGAGTTTTGTGAAGTGAGTAAGTGAGGGGGCGAAGCCCCAGGCTGGTCGGAGGCTACTCCAAGCCGACCGTCTTGGAAATTCCGAAGTGGAATCGCTCGATAACCCATACCCCACCAGCGTTCGATTTCGATCCCGATCAAATGCTGATGTTTGCGGATATGACAGATGAGAACATCCACGAACCGTGACCCGCTGATGGGGCCACCGTCATCTCGGGTGAGCCAAAGAGCATCTTTCATGTCCTCCTTGCTCACGAAGTCGCCGCGTGCCGCAACCAGCATGAATGTGATCAGCTTCATCTGGGGCGAAGTCCCGCGAATGCCGCGCGAAGCGCAGGCCGCGAACTCGGCGCGTCCTCGCCAGAGCCTTTTGTCAACCGCGCCGTAGATGAACTCGTCTCGGGGCGACCCGTGGTCGGCGTGACGGCAGACGATGACCGGCAGGGTGGTCATGTCTTTGGCCCCTCTGGGGCCGGGGCCTTCGACCCTCCTCTCACGTCGCGGAAGTAATCCGCTAGGCCGGTGGCGAGCGGGTATTCTGCCTGGACGCGAAGCGGCGCGGTGTTTTTGAGCTCGATCATCCCGCTGGTGTTCGTGACGATGACCCGCTTCTGGGCGTCACCCTGACCAGTGGCCTTGGCCATCAGGGCGTGGTTGAAGTACTGGCCAACTTTGGGCGCAAGGGCCTTCCCGATGGTCTGGGCGAAGCCCCGGGTCGGTCCGGCCTCGGTCTCGATATACGAGATATGCCCACACATGATCACATTGCATTTCACCTCGTCGGAACAAAGCCATCCGAGGAGATCCTCGATGAGCTTCTGGGCTTGGCCCCAATCGCTTTGTTCGGGACGAGTCAGCAGGCGTCCGTTCATGGCGAGAATAAGATTGAAGGCCATCTGGCTTGCGCGACTCAGGGTATCTACAACTAGGATGTCTTGCGGTCCCCAGGTGTTGATCGATCCGAAATCCCTCCCGTCGTCAGTCCACTTGTCGAGCTGGTTGTTGAGTCTCGTCCAGGCATCGCCCTTCGGGATCGACCGGCCGGACTTGATGGTGACTTTCTCGGTAATCGTGACATACGTTATTCGGCTCGCGACCCCCGCGGCTTGCTCGGCGGTCCAGTGCCCCGGGTTGGCGCGGGTGTAGATCGAGGCCGGGTTGAACAGATAGTCCTTGATGATCTCGACTCCCTTTTCGAGGTCCAGGATGCGGACATTGTAACCCGCTGCGGCAAGTGAGACTAGCGATCCGGTCTTGCCACTGCCCGTGTGGCCGAGGTAGATGATCTTGGTCGTCTGGGATTCTTCGAACTTATCGAATGATGGCATCAGATATCTCCTCGCACTTGTAGTGGGTCCCAGATACGCTTCGCGTAGTCGGTCTCAAGCCAGCGCCCTCGGGCGCTGGGCACTCGGGAACAAACCGGCCGGAACGGGCACCCGCCGAAGGCGTCGCATGACTTGTCGTTCATCGGCCATTTGCCACTCGTAGCACACCCATCCATCTGGTGGAGCCACTCACCCGTCTCGGAGTACCACTCGTTAATGGTCTCCTCCCGGCGTTCTACTGGCGCGCGGGCGAAGCGGCTAAAGCCGCTGGCGACCTGCACTCCATCCACAATAATCGATTTGATTTGGAGCCCAAACGCGACTCGTCCGGCGAGCGAGTACATGGAGAACTGGTTTCCTGGGGTGAACGAGGCGAACCAGCTCGGGTCCAGCTGGTGGGACGTGGTCTTAATATCTGGGATGTAGAACTCTCCGTTGAACTCCGCGATTCGGTCGAGATGTCCGCAGAACAGAAATGGCTCGCCTGTGGATTCGGCTCGCCAGCCAGAATCGAATCGGAACGAGAGCTCGACTGCGGGCTTGCCGTTGGCAAGAGCGATGGTCCGCAGCGGGTCGTTCTTGGCCTTCGAATCGAGATACCAGACGATGGTCTGGATGAGTGACTGCCGGTGCTTCACCTTGTGATCGCTGATCCAGGGACGACCCAGCTCCTGGTTCCAGGTGGCCCGAAGGGCCTCATCGAGGACGTAGTCAAGGGCATCCTCATGCGAGGCTCCGGCGAAGCGCTGGTGCTCGTAGTGCTCGCGGGCCTGATGGAGCAGAATCCCGAACTTCAGGTGAACCGATTCGGCCCTCGGTTGATACCCGAGGATGATGCTGTAATAGTACCGCCTTGGGCAGAGCTTGAACTCCCCCAGCGAGGTCGAGTCGATCGCCAGCTGGAGCCCGGGGAGCTCGCGCGAGAAGCTCGAATTGTGGCTCGTGTCGAGGGAGGTCATGTTGGTTCTGCCGGAACCAGAATCGATCTGGCTTTCTCAAGCTCCTCAATTTCCTGTTCGAGGTCCTTGATGTCTCCTCGAACCGTGTGGATAGCTTCCTCGGCTGATTCTATCCGAAGCATAGCCATTCCCAGGAGGTTCTTCCTGTCTTCGAGACACCTGTCGATTATTTTGACTGCTATGCTCATAGCCCAAGATCCTCCGCCTTTGACGCCGTGATCAGACTGGCGCCTGCGGCCGACACTCGCTTTGGCTTGGCGGGAGCCGCCGCGTCGGCCGCCTCCCAGCGAGCGCGCTGTTCCTGCAGCAACATTACCATCCGGTCCCGATCGGTCCTCGAGAAGCCCTCCGGGTCTCGAGAAAAAAACTCGGTGAGCGAGTCGGTCGAGGCTTCGCCGAGGGCCGAGGACTGGGGAAGTTGGCCTGGGGTCGGGGTGGTCATAGATTGGTCTCCTCAGAAACGGTAGCGACTGTCGGTGCCTCTGGCGGGCTGGCGTCGAGTGCCCGCTGTATGTCCGCCTTCATCCGACTGACGGATGCGTGGATGAGCTGTCGGATGGCCACCCCCACCCCGATTGGCTTCTCGGTGTCCTTCCCAAAGGCGGTATCCAGAAATTCCCAGTCCTCGTCATACACAAGGATGTGTCGGCGGGACTGGGGCAGCACCGAGCGTTTGCTCACAGGCCAAGCTCCTCTGGACTCGTGATTGCTGATGGTTTTGCTGGCAAAGCCGCCTGGTGGATCAAGATGATGTCTCCATCGTCGAGCGGCGAAGCCCGGATCGCTACGGCCCGAAGGGCCTCTTCCCCCTCCTTGGCCCGTTTTAGCTGATCCATTGCTCTCGCCGGCGTGGGGCTGCGAAGCAGCAGCCCGATGGGCTCCGCGAGGGCTTGGTACAAGAGGGCCCGGAGCGGCAGAAGGGTCGGAGAGTCGGCTGGAGCGGTCATTGCTCGACCACCAACAGGAATAACACGTTGAAGCCAAAGGCTGCCATGCCAATCGTAAGCAGAATCAGATAAAGGGGAAAACCCCTCCGAGCCAAAAGGTATCCTCCTCCATAGCCCATTGCCAAATCGAGCAGAAACATTATACCTAATCTCATCAGAGGAGCTCCCTCAGGGCCGCCTCGGCCACCGCCCGCTTGGCCTCGATTCGTCTCCGGGCCTCGGTCTGAATGGCCGGATTACAGAGGGTCTCTTCAACAGCTTTCTGCTTCGCCTCGTCACTGAGCACCACCCCGACTAGGCGGGCCTCTGTTTCGACCCGCTGTAGCGCTAGCGCTCGGGCCTCGGCCTCGACCGTCCCGGCGGTTTTGCGGTTCGTTCGGGCCTCGGGCCGGAACAAGAACTCCCGGCCAAGCGCCTCGACCTCGGACTGGAGTCTGGCAAGCGCCTCGGGCGTGAGGAGCCGCGAAGCGGCCTCCGCGCCTTTGTTGACTGGCGGCGTAAGCTCGATCACCCTCCGCGTGATCGCCTCGCGGATTCTCTCCGCCCTCAGGCCGTTCAGGGCCCTCGCCTCGCCCGCGGTCATCATGTGGCCAGCGGCGAAGGGCTCGTCGAGGGTGAACTCGTAGTTGCGGATGCGGATTTTCAAGAGGACCTCCCGAGAAGACGATGACCGTAGCATGGTGGGTGCGGGATGTCAAGCGCCCCGTAGGGGCGACCCACGGTTTGCAAGGCAAACATGGTCATAGGCCGCTTCGCAATCATAGTCCGAGCTCCTCCGCACTTACTCCTGCCAGGATAGGCAAAGTCGTAGGCTTGAGTGCCTCTGGCGCTGGCGGCTGGCGGTCGAACCAGCTGGCGATCGTCTCCTCCGGCGAAGCCTCCCAGTCGTCGAGCAGGTTTTGGACCTCCCCCCGAGATAAATCATGGTGGTGGAGCCAGCAGAATGAGTTCCCGCCGGCATCGCTCGGCACACAAATGCTCGCTCGCCAGAACCCCCGATCGGCGCTCGGCTGGAGGTGTACATCCGGCAACTGCTGCCGCGTCCCGAGCCAACAGGGCTGGCCGTAGGCCTGGGGCCGAGATGGGTCAACAAAACGGGTCATTTGGGCTTCGTCCCCTCTCGCACTATGATAAGCCCCCGCTCAGTGATCGGCCCACCATATTTGGTGTGTAGTGCCTTTTGCTGGTCGAACATTGGATCGACATGGAGTTCTATTTCGAACTCCCTCCCTAGCGTCTCAACAATGGCCTCTTTGACTAGTCCAAGCACATTCTCAATTTGGCCTGATGGCTGTAGACCGAAGACTCGAATGGTGATAATCATGCTCAGATGCTCCGAAAATCATTTAGGTTCGCGTTCACGAGAGTATGTTTCGTCCGAGTCTCACAAACATACCGGAGATTCCACTCTTGCTGTAGCTGCGTAGCATCGCCGCGTTTCGCAGCTTCGCGAGCCCACTTCGACGGGATTCTCCAAGGGTCGAGGTGAAGCACCAAGTCCCACTCAAGCCCCTTGGCCTTGTGGATTGAGGAGAGGGTAATCAGGCCCGACTCGCGAGCGAAAAGCCTCTGTAGCATCGCTCGGAGCTGCCCCGCGTCTCGGCACTCGGCTGACGAGAGCACCGCATACAAACACTCCGCTTTGTCGGAGATCGAGTCGAGCTTCTCGTCCTTGCCTTGCGCGAGCGCCAGCGAGCTCTGGGTTTCGCGCCATTCGGCTATCGCGGCCGCAACGGCCTCGCGACTCGTCTCGTCCTTCGGAGCGAGCTTGCGCGATAGCACCTCAAGTCCCTTCCCGATGTCCCGGCCGAGCATTCTCACGCCCGTCCCCCCACGGATGAGCTTGAACGCTAGCGCGAAGAGCGGTCCGTTGTTGCGGCATAGGACGGCGATCGAGGCCTCGGGCCTCGGGCGTAACCCCAGCAGGTCCTCGACCGGCCACCCGCCCCAGTCTTCGGTCTCGGCCGGAGCCTGGAGGCTCGCGAATAGCCCCACCTCGTTGCCATCCCACGCTCGGAACCCGGGGGCATGGTCCTGCTGGCGGGCCACAATCGCCTTCGGAACGCGGAATGTCGTGGCC